TGCGGTCCCGCGCCTCGGCCAGGTGATCGGTCAGGTGGTCGTTGACGCGGTCGTTGACGCGCAGTAGTTGCGCGGACAGTTCGCCGTGCTGCGTGGAGTTCTTCTCGTCGAGCCGGGTGACGTCCTGGCGTGCGTAGGCGGCGTTGGACTTGATGTCGTCGTGGACGACGGACAGCGCGGCCTCGATGCGGTCCACCGCATCGCGCATCGTGGTGCCGTGGTTGGGCTGCAACTGCTCCCCGTTGGCCTTGATCTCGGCGTTGTTCTTGCGGATCTCGGCGCGGATCCACCAGCCGACGGCGCCGAGGAGGACGGAGAAGATGGCGAGGATCGCCACGACGTCCGTGGGCGTGTCATACCAGTCGGACATGGCGGCTCCCTTGGCCGTGGGGGTGTGATGCCCCACGGTCAGCGGGGCGTGGTCGTGCGGCGGGTCAGCGAACTAGGCGCTCAAACGTCGCGGTCGTCGGTTCGCTGGACCAGGCGAACGGCCCACGTTGCGAACTCAGAACACGACTGGATGCCCTGCGGGTCGCATCCGAACAGCCGGATGTCACCATCGGCACGTTGGCCGTACAACCCCCACGGGTTATCGGAGGCGACCGTTTCGCGGAGGATGGCGTGCCACTGGTCGAACCAGTCGGGTGTGCGCCACCCTTCGGGTGCGAGGATCACCTCGCCGACAGCGGCGAACGTCGCCGGTAGCGTTTCGGTCTGAGTCTCAGTCATCCCTGCTCACTCTCACTTTCGCTGTTGGCGCTGGGTTACGTGATGCATTGACTATTACTAATCGTCACCGGACAAGTCACCTCGTTCGCGAGTCATCTAGTCCGTACCGTCCAACTGGTCGAGCAGGATGCGGATGATGCCGTTGACCTGACGGGACAGGGCCATCGTCTGGTTCCGGACCTGCACGGCGGTCGCCGCCGTCCCCAGCGCAACGAAAGTCCGATTGGCTTCGAGGGCGTTCGCGGCCTGTGTGCGGATCGTCTGATAGTTGACGTTGCTGTACGTGACCCGTTCCGCGTCGGTGGCCGTGTCCCGTTCGATCAGTTTCTCGGTGTCCTGATAAATCTTCACCCATGCCATGACTAGGCCGCCATCCATGCGTTAGCGGTTCCGCCGACTGTCCAGAGGTTGCCGTACTCGTCCCGGTAGCGGGCGGCGGGAATGTCGGCACGCCAGTCGGCGACGAGGGTGCCGTCGATGCCGGAGCGGATCTGCGCCCGGTGGAACACCCCGGCGCTCATAGCCCCGGAATCGAAGTTCCCCCCCACGGTGATTGTTCCCGTGCCGGAGAAGATGGAGGTGGTGGTGGCGGTGGTGACCGTGGTCCCTAACTGTGTCCATTCCTCGCCGTCGTCGGACGTGTAGAACAGGACGTTGTACCCGGACGCCCCGTTATCGACGTCCAGCACGGCACACACCCAATGCGTCGTCCCGTCGGTGAAGCCCGTTGCCACGGTGGACTGCTTGATCTTCACGGTGACCCCGTCCGACGTGTGCCACAGTTGCAGTTTCCCGTCTGCGGCGGTGGCGAAGTACCAGGAGAAGTTGCTTCCGACGGCGTTCTTCGTCATCAGGACTTGCGTAGCGGCGGGCGTCCAGTCCGTGCGGGCTACTTTTACCCGCACGTCGAGGTCGCCAACGATGTCGAGGCCGCCGGCGTCGGGACAGGTGACGAAGTTGCCGATGGCGCCGGGAAGCCACAGGCCCGCACTTGGTGATTTTGCGGCGAGGAGGCTACTGAGTGTCGCCCCGTCCAGCTTCAGGGTTCCGGTAGCGAAATCCTTCACCCCCGTCACTGACTGGGCATCCTCCAAGTCCATGAGGGTGTCCCAGCCGGACCCGTCGTAATACTTCAGCGAATGCGCGGTGTCGGAGTAGTAGGTGTCACCGGTCTGGGGACTGGTTGGCGCACTTGAGGCGACGGGGAATCCGACCCGGCCCGTGAACCTGGGGGACGCGAGGGGGGCGCGTGTGGTGTCGGTGGGGTGGCGGTGGTCGTCCTTGGACGCGGACGTGGAGGATCCGGCGGCGGCGGTCCCATCCACGAGTGGGGTGGCGGTCCCCAAGGGCGGCTGTGGGCCGGTCGGGCCTGTCGGTCCGGTGGGTCCTGTCGGTCCGGGGACGGTGGACGCGGCACCCGCGGGACCGTCAGCACCCGCGGGACCGTCAGCACCCGCGGGACCGTCAGCACCCGCCGGACCGGGGGCACCGTCAGCACCCGCAACACCAGCGGGACCGGGCGGGCCTTGATATCCCGCTACCTGAGTGGCAACCCGGACGGCGGTCCCATCGGGGTATGCGGTGAGGCGAATGTTCGTCAGCGTGGACGTGACCCGGACCGTCATGGCGTGGTCACAGTCGGGGCCATGATGAACGGACCCTCAACGAGGTAGTCGGCGTCACCGGACGGGGGAACCAGTCTCAGGTCATACACCCACCGGCCCGCGGGAATCATCCCCGTCAGGGTGCCGGGAAGTTCCATGGTGATGGTTCCCGCGACACCCCCCAACGTCAGGCCCGTGGTCGAGGTGTCCAACGTTGCCAGGAGGGTGGCCCCGTCCTCCACGTCGTCGCGGGTGCGGACCATCATGCGGGCCGTGTACCCCGTCAAGTCGATGGGTTCCCACGTCGTCACGGTGACCGGCGCTACGGGCGGGATCTCCTGCTCCAATAGCAACTGATCCGACCAGGTGGCGTGACGCTTGGCGCGGATCGGGTACGTCGCGGTGATCACGGTCAGACCTCCCAAGGTAGTACGACGGCTTCCAGAACACTGAGCGCGGTCTCCATGAGGGCGTGGTCGGCGACGTGCCCGCTGTCGCCGGGAAACGCCTCATCCGGGAGGGTGATCACGACGACGGGGTCGACGGGGAGCGCGTTCGCGGCGTCCCTGAGTGCGATCATGGCGATGTTCGCCCGGTTGTGCTCCTCGACACCCGCCGGGTCACCCTCCCGGAACGGTCCCCCGATATCGACGGTCGTCCGATACCGGGTCGATAGGACGATGAGCCGCTCGTACAGGTCGTTGTGGGCGCTGACGGCGGTCATGTCTGGACTGGGTCCGCGCCGAGATTCAACGGGGCTAAGTGCATGGTGATCACCCATTCGTTAGAGGACAGGTCCTCGGTCCATCCGAGAACATGCGCGGTGTAGTACGGGACCGGTGCCCCCGTGGGCAGGTCGTTCACGATGACCCACACCCCCTGCTCGAGTTGGCAGATGTCGAACACGTCCCGGTCGGTGGCGAGGTTCATGTGCAGGTCGAGGTCGGGCATGTGCCACGCGGGGGCGGTGCGGATAATGATCGTTGCGGCGTGGGCGGATGCGTCGAAGTTGTCCGCTAGGGCGGTCGTGTATAGACCGGCCCGCAACCCGTACTGGGCGATTGAGGCGGCGTCGTCGGACATCCCCATGGCGCGGGGAACGCTCGTTCCGCACTCCACCATGACGCTGTTCTGCATGTCGCCGAGTTCCAGCGTCATGGCGAGGGTTTCCGCGTCGATGATCCCCGACGGCACCGTGTATTCGATGGGCGGTGCCCAGTTACGGGTGCGGTACGTGACGTTGCCTTCCCTGTTCTGGTACAGGAGGGCGTCAGCGTCGTCCGCTATCTGCTGCAACGTGGGCAGCAGACACAGCGGGTAGTCCGCTGACACGTATTCGATCATCCCCGGCCCCGGATCGCCCTGAATGTGCAGGACCGTGGGGGACGGTGTCAGGGTGGCGAGATCAGCGGCGACGACGCTATCCGCTGCCCCGCCGATGGGCGTGGTCGGTGGTTCGACGATACCGACCCGCGCCCACTCCTCCAACGTCCCCGAACACACCACGTCCACCGCGTAGTACCCGTATTCGATGGCGTCTACCTTCCCCGTGAACCTGCGGAACTCCGATCCCGCGTATATGTCGTCGGTGTCATGCGTGGGCACGAAGTGGGACGACGTTGTCGCGGACACCCACACGGGCGCGCCGACGTACAGGGCGTTTCGGGGACCGGCGTAGGTGTCGTCGGTGTCATGCGTGGGCACGAAGTGGGAGGGGTCACCCCACGTTCCGACGCCGTAGTCGAACCATGCGGCGGGATTCTGAGGGTATCCCTGCTGCGTGAACAGGGTCAGGTGACACGTCGGTGCCCCCGGCTGCTCAAACACGGTGGAACGCCCGTAGTCGATGGTCCCCCCGGCCAGAACGAGGAGGCCTACGTCGTGCCCGTCGATCCGCACCCCGATCCCGAACCTGTTCATCAGCAGGACCGCCGATTGGAGTCCACGGCGTCAATGTTGTGGGTTCCGGTGCGGGCACCTGCGCGACGGAACGTGTCCTGGAGTTGCTTCGCGTTCTTCACGGCGTTGATCCGGTCACTTTTTTTTTTGGCACGCGCCGCCGCACGCTTCGCCGCTGCTGCCTTACGGGACGCAAGGATCGCCAGGGTGGTCGCCTCCCGGTCATACCCTGCCGTGGGAGTGCCCCCGAAGTAGTTACTAGACGTGTAGGCGTCCCCGAGTTTCATCATCGAAGACGTGACGTTGTCAATGGCGGCGGCGTGCGCGTTCAACCCGGCGGCGGACGCGGTAGCGGCGGCACCCGTGGCGGCGATCTTCCCGCCGAGTAGATCCTCGTAATAGGCGGCCTCCTGGGCAGCGTCACGGTAGGCGCGGGCATCCCTCTCCGCTTGGCCTTCCGCGTCGGAGATGATCCCCATTCTGTCGGCTACGTCAACCCAACCGTCGTACAGGTTGTTCATCTGCCCGACCATGCCGTAGGTCCATGACGTGACCGTCTGGCGCAGGAAGTCGAACCCAGCGGCGGCTCCCATTGCCATGGTGCCGACTGTTTCCCCGAAGCTTTCGACGGTGCCTTGGGTGTCGCGTAGTTTCTGCTCCACATCTGCGAGGGAGTCCGACCCCAACGCGAGACCCTGTACGAGTCCGCTGCCGAAACTCTCGGAGAGTTCGTCTACGGCAATCTGGACGCCTGCAATGGAACCGGAAAGAGTGTTCGCTGAGGCGTCCGACGCTCCCCCAAACTTGTCGGCGAGTGCCTGGGCGATAACCGTCATGTCGCCAGACTTCAGAATGCTCTTATCCAGTCCCGCGTTCAGCCGCGACAAACTGGTTGTGTTGCCTAGATACCCCCTGCTCAAGGCCGTGGATACGGTCGCCAAATCTTTTCCGGTGCCAGCGCTGATATCAAGCGCCAGTTTCAACGCTCCTTCGGCTTTCGTGACATCCCCTGTTGCCCGCAGCAGTTGGGAATACGCGGGGCGAAGAACTGTTTCGGAGACATTCGCGCTGAATTGCAAAGCGTCAATGAACGCATTGACCTCAGTAGTGGCCGCCGCAAAACCCATATTTTGCAACGTGTTCTCAAGGAGCGCGGCTTCCTTCTGGTCATCTATGAACGCATTGACTGACGCACCCGCGACAGCGACGAACGCGGCCCCCGCGGTGGCGAGTCCGGCGGCGGTTTTCTTCCACGCCAGTCGCGCCTTGTCGGCGCGGGTCGCCTGACGGTCAAGCGCCTTTCCGACCTTGTCCAGATTCTTGACGGCGTTCGCGGCGTCGACGCCAATCTTGATAACGATTCCCGGCATGGACGCCATTAGCGGCCCCCGTACTTCCGCATGATCCGATGGAGCATGGCCGCGTACTCGTCCGCCGCGGACTTGCCTGTGGCCTCCACTGCGGGTCGCACCCAATACCCGCGGGCATTGTGGGGGACCGAATAGGTGTTCTCGCGGGCACCGGGAACGGGGCCGCGTTCGGATCCCCACGCCATGCCCGTCCGATAATTCGACTGTCCCCGCTTGAACCCTGACAGTTTGGGGTTCACCGCCCCCACCTTCACGAACACGATCCGATCCGACCTAGCTCGTGCCGTGTCCGCCATGCGGGAGGCGATGGGGACACCGGACGATGAGGCCTGAGTTTTCATCCTGGGGATGAGGTGCCGTTCCGCTATCGCCTTCGACGCGGTGCGGATCTCCTTCCGCGCCTCATTCAAATCCTCTTTGGCAATCGTATTCAGGACGTGCTTCACCGCGTCCAGACCTGTCACGTCGAAACGGGTAGAACTCATGACTACGGGGTCACATCGGCGAGGGTGAACAATTCACCGATCATCGAACAGGACGCGGAGGTCACACCGTCGGCGGCGAAGTCGACCGTCAGGGACGTGACGTACATGGTGCCGGTGAACTTCGCGTCACCGATTGTCCACTCGACCGCGGTCCCGGTCCCGGCGATAGCCGCCGTGTTCAACGCACCGTACGAGGCGGTGTCATCATCGAACAGGAGACTGACGCTCGCGGAACTTGAGGCGTCCACCTTGGGGTAGGCGGCACCGTCCAGTACCTTCGTGCGGGCGATGTTGATTTCGGTAGACAAGGATCCTCCGGTGACCTGGGACGTGTAGGCGGTGGCCCCGAACTTCCAGATGATCTGGGATCCTGCGACGGCGGTGGTAGCCATGATGTTTCCCCTTACGGTGTGGTGTAGATACGGGCGGCCAACAGGTAGGCGTGGAACTCCACACCGGTAATCGTGGTGGTGGTACTCGTAGCGGAATCAAGGAACTCGTCCAGTCCGACAAGGGCCATGACGTTGTCCAACAGGACGGTCCCCGCGGGCTTCCCGCCTCCGGGGGCGATCAGCCACACGGGGACCCGCATCGTGACCCCGTCAAGGGTGGCGGATTCCACGTCGGGGGTGCCCACGAGGACACACGTCGGGTGGATCATGTCGGGGTCACGGGTGACGGTCAGGCCCGTGCGGGTGCCGATTGACGCCACCCACGTATCGAACTCCGTTGCGAGCGTCATCGAATGACTGGTTTCCGGGTGCCGAGCATGTCCAACGCCCGGTAGTAGGCGGTGCCGTCCTGCGACCCGCCACCTTCGGAGTCGTAGCCGGGGATCCCCTGCGGGCTTGAGCCTTCCCGATACAGGAGACCCGCGTAGATGCACACGGCCTTACGGATAGCGGCGTCCTGCTCCACGTACGGGTCAAGGTCGGGGCGTTTCCTGACCGCCCACGCCAACGCCTCCTCAAGGGAACGGGTCATGGCGGCGTCGGACGTGATCCGCATGTGCGCGGCTACGTCGTCAATCGTGGCCCAAGCCATGACTGTCCTTCCCTTGGGTGGTGCGCCCCCGCCCGCCCGTGTGGGCAGACGGGCGGGGGCAGTCGGTTACGCCTGGGTGGCGAACTTCAGGAGGCCGGTGGCGCGGATCACGCCACAGACGATGTAGTTGAAATGGGACAGGCGGATCGTGGCGGGACCGGCGACTTCCTCCCAGCGCCAGAACCGCTGGGTTCCCTCGAGGGTGACGGCGTCGGTGGACAGGCCGAGGAGACCGTCCACCATGGACTGAACGAACGGGGATTCCATACCCTGCACGTTCGCGGTCAGGACGCGGGCACCGGACGTTCCGGGGGCGTTCATGGCACCGACGTACGGGTTCAGCGGGCGGCCCGTGGAATCAATCTGAGCGATGATCTCCGGGAACAGGGTCGTTCCGGCGAGGAACACGTCCGGGGCTTGCTTCCGGTTCGCCTGGAAGGTGATCATGCGGGCGAGGAGTTGCATGGTCACACCGTTGGAAATGTCCACGACGGTCCCGGCGGTTGCCCCGGCGAGGAACGTGGTCACGGCGTACGCCTCAGTCTCGGATGCGTACTCCTGCCGCATGGCGTTCAAGATGATCTGATCGACGGCGGGGGTTGATCCTTCGATCATTTCCCGCGTGGCATCGTAGACACCGGAGATCGCCTTGGGGGTGAGGACCTGCTCCGCGGTGTCAACGTTGCCGGTGGCGGGGTTGACGCCTTCGACGTGGTCGGCGGACAGTCCGGTGGCGGACACGAACTTCGGGATTCGGAGCGGGTTCGGGCCGTCGAGGGTGCCGCGGAAGAATGCGTCGATGACGGGACGTGGGACGGTCAACTGGCCGACGTACAGGTCGGGGCGGTACGCGGTGGGGATGATCTCCGCGATATTCGTGGTCGTGTCGGCGGCGGCGTTCATCATCGTGGTGGCGATGTTGTGCCGGGACGCGGCGTCGGGGTTCTGTCCCGCGGCAAGCATGTCCTTGAAGAATGAGAACTGCCCACCCTGACGGTACGGGAATCCGTCCTGCACCTTGACGGTGGGGACGAACACGGGGACGGGGGCCGCGGCCTCAACCACGGTCGGGGTTTCGGTCACGACTGACTCGCTTTCTTGGGTGGTGTCCGACACCGGGATGGTGACGGGGGTTTCGGAGGCGGCGACCTTGGACACGCGGGCCGACGAGAACGCGGGGAACGTCACGAGGGAGGTCTCGTAGGCATCCGCGGCGGTGACAACGAGGGTGTCGCCCTCGTACGTGTGGGCGTTGATGTCCACCCCGACTGACAGGCCGTTGCGTAGTCCGGCGGCGGCCTCGAGGAGCGCCTGGTCCCCGCCGGGGGTCTCCGGGATGCTGAACGTTCCGGTGACCTTCGTCCCGTCGTCCACGAGTGAGGAGAGCAGTCCCACGGGCCGTTCATGGTCGTGGCCCATGAGCAGCGGGACATGGTCGCGGAAGGTCAGGGATCCGGCGGCGAAGATGACGGGACCTAGTGAGGCGTTTCCCTGTTCCCCGTAGGGGGCGAGTGTCCCGGTGATGGTCCGCCGCTCGAGGTCTGCGGAAGCGGTGAGGGCGAATCCTGCCTCTAGTCTCATGTGCTGGCCTTCCCTTCGGGTGTCAGGTCCTCCATGGCGCGGGCCTCGGAAATGGTGAGGATTCCGAGCGGGACAAGGATTTGATACAACTGGGCGCGTTGGAGGGCGTCCCCGCGTAGCAGGGAGTCAAGGAGGAATCGGATGGTGTCCGCACCGGACACGTC